CTGATCTAGAAAATTCCAGTAGCGAGATGATTTAAGTCTCTCGATCACCGGTGTTAAGGATTTCTCTAGATTGTACTGTTTCAAGGTAATGCAATAGTTATTTATGCCTACGGTATATCCTAGTAAATTTTCGTGATAAGGATTAGGCTCTCTTTGAATAATCGCTTCGATGCCGCTATTAGGTTTTACTTTATAGTTAGGGGGTAATTCAGGAGGCTCTACCCAAATAGCATCAATTTCATTTAATTTTTGCCCTGTAGGGCTTGTTATTTCGTATTTGCCTAAGTCAGTACCGATAAGTATCTTTAAATTGTTTCTAATACCTAATAAAATATCTCTTAATTCTGATTCACTCATTTAATTTTTCCTTTAAGATTTCACTATAAGCCTCAATTGGATTATAGTCTTCTATAGCCGTGTCGATAAATGGGCGGGCGGGAACATCTGTCACCGTCCCATCGTTACGCTCTATTTGATACCCTTCATGGACAAGAGCGGCATGATCAGCAGTGTAACCGATTACTTTATAAGTATCCGATACATCTTCAATAAATTGGCTATTTTTTAGCTCACCTGTATCTACAATGTCCCGAGGTGAGCCGACTACACTGCCATTTTTTCGTACGGTTTCCCGTGGCCAGTTCCATTTAGTATCTTCTATCTGAAAGTTAATCTCTTGGGCAAATTCGGACACCATTTCCCCAAAAGCTTCAGTAGCTAAGTCTTTTCCTAGATTCCAGTTAATCATTAAAAAATAGCTGTAAGTTATCCTTACAGCTATTATAACAATTTATTTTTATTGGTTTTAGGGAGTGTTTTTTTGTTTTTTTTTCAACCGATAACGACGACATCTTTCGGCGTTAGTCATTGAATCAGGGTGGGGAGGTTTTCCTGCCGGATTGCCAGTAAAATGATGATTGCAATCCTTACAGCGATAACGCTGTTTTCCTGACACAGAGAACCCTTTTTTAGAGATTCTCTGTGATTGACATTTGGGACAATTAAAGAACTCCATAATCTCCTAGTGTAAACATAGCCTCTATGTCTCCTTTTTTTGCTTTTGCTTTTGCTTCTGCTATTGCTTGACGATCTTTCTCATTCTGTTTTCTTGTTTTGTCGTCCATTTTACGATAAGCTTTTTCAGCTTCTTTGAAACCTTTAAAAACCGAAACGCTACCCCATACTTCGGTCTGATAGCAATCTTGGAATAAACCAGATTGTAAATCTTTTTTAATTTTAAAGATAATTCTCTCGAAAATGGTGTCAGTAACAGCACCCTCAAAACCGACTACATAAAAGGATTTTCCGTTAACAGATAAATGTGCTATACAAGCGGCGCGCCCAGTATTGACACAGCCTAACGATTCCGCTCCTACTACATAACTTAGGTGGCGAGATAACTTGTGTTGTAAAGACTGCTCTTTACTGGTCGTCGCTTGTTTTTTGACAGTCTTAACTCGATTGACTGTGACATTGTATGTCTGTAGTTTTTCCATATATTTTTCTGACCAAGCCTTAGCCGCTTCATAGCTACGGCGGTAAGACACTTTATCATCAGGAAAATAGCAAAACCATTTATCTTTATTGACACCAATACCTTTTTTAATTTCAACTTTTTCTGCTACTGCAACGTAGTGACCAGGTGCTTGTCTGTTAAATTTCATCGTAACCTCTTTTGTGTTTGTTGGCATATAACCAATATAACAGGTATATGTTTGTATGTCAAGTAGTTTGTCAAACTTTTTTATTATCTTTTTGTAGTTCGTAGATTTACCTATGGTTACACTGATCGCAGAACTGCCAAAAATCTCGGAAAATTAAGCCAATAAAGTAATCACACACTTTTTGACGGATGATAACTGATAACTGATAACTGACAACTGATAACTGATAACTGATAACTGACAACTGATAACTGACAACTGATTACAGCATCGGATATTTGTCTAGTACTGTTTGTACTTTCTGATCTAAAGATTGAGTTATTTGCTCAATCTCTTCGCGGAAAGTTTGAGCCTTTTTAATTTTAGGAATTTGTGTTGTTTCGATTAGTTGTTTATCGTTAGACATGACTTAGTACCTCGTGTGTTTTGGTTACTTCCTATTGTGGATCATTCTCCCAGAAATGTCAACTATCTGGGAGAATCTTTTTTGAACAAGTGTACTACTGATAACTGATAACTAGAAGCTAACTAATCTCTAAGTCGTTAGCGTCAGCAAAGTCATAGATGTCCATGTACCAGTCTGACCATTCATCAGGGTCAGACAAATTGACTTTATCGACTGCCCACCGTCTCGAAAAATATAGTCCTGCTTTCCACTTGTCAGGATATGGATGCTTTGCTTTTTCGGTATCGTTGGGAGTAAGAATAAACTGGAGAATGTCTTTTCCCCATTTACCTTTTTTGATATTGTAAAAGCAAGACAATGCGTTAATTAAGTCGTCGCACTCTTGTTGGTAGTCAGCAAAGTTTTCTGGCAGTTTAAACTTAGGCTTTTTAGCCATCGGTTTTTTATCTAGCTTAGGTTCTGGTTTGGTTTCTGGTTGATTGGTTTTTAGTTGCTTATTTTCCTGTTCCAGTTGATAAATACGCGTATGTAATTGAGTAACAGATTCGTTTAGAACTGTTATTTGATCTGTTTCTTTTTGCAGTAGAGAAACTGTGCATTCAAGATCGTGTATTCGCTGCTTTAAGGCTTCCTTTTCAATCCATGCTTTATTGAACTCTTGGTATTCTAAGTCAGGTTCACTTAACAAACAATCAACTTCGTCAGGTTCACTTAACAACCAATCAACGAGCGCGACCTGCCTTTTTTCAGAGAAAGATAACTCATCGTCGGTCTTTAACTCATTTTCAGTTTCCTGATTTTCTGGAAGGGTGTATTTACAATTATCAAGAGAATCCCACAAATTATCAAATTTAACACAGTCATCTTGATCATAGTTTTCTAGTGCGTCCCAAAGCTTTTGGATGTCATAATTTGCAACAAATAACCCTTGCGTTTTGACCGTAACATAATCACCGTTATCGGTGACTGACAATGTTTCTCCGAAACACTCTTGGTTAATTTGATTGAGGGTGCTTTGGAAAAGCCTGATAATTGTGGCTTTTTCGTAAAGTTCGATAGAAGTCATAGCTTGTTACCTCTTGTGTTTGTTTGCCTAGTCTTATCTTACAATATTCTCCCAATAAAATCAAGTATCTGGGAGAATTATTTCTGAGCAGATGTACTACGTCTTTGTTTGTAGCGTTGGTGTTGAGATTGTTTCCGCTTAGGATCGAGTTCTCGATGTTCCAAGCAGTACCCAGATTTGTTTCGGGTATTAAGTGCTGTAAATTTACCCAAAACTAAGCAGGCAGCACAATATTTAGTTTCAGGGATAATCGCTTCTGTAGAAAAGTTGATTCCTTTTTTTGCGATTATCTCAGGAGGTTTATCGCAAATTAAAGCTACTCTTGTCAAACCTATGCCCGATAAAGAGTAATCTTGTAGCTTAACAAGACTTAAGTTAGTGTCAATGTTGTCGATTTTCTGAATAGAAGATTTTAAAACCTCAAAATCTTCTAATTTAAGAGACAAGATTAAGATCATAGTGGTTTTTGTTAGTGTTAATATGAAACGGGAAATTATCCCCGTTTTGACTTAGTTGCTTATTACCAAATGCTATAAAAGTGATAACCGCCTTTTATAGCCTCTACGCCACTGAAATGGGCGTTATTGTGTTTGTAAGCGGCGTATATCTCTTTTTCCGTCGGCAACTCTAGGGACAAATCAACTAAAGCCGTCACGCTGTAGAGTGTGTCATGACATCCGCGAGCTAAACCCCCCGCAGGAACCTTAACTAGCTCTGAGACATAGATAGTGGTGTAATTTAGAACGTCAGTAATATTATGACCGTGTTTTGCCTGAATAGCCTTTGCTATAAAACTAGCAATTGTGTGACTTCCCCAGTACCATCCGTGAGGCCCGGTGTAACCATCTTCGTAAATACGAAGTTTGTTGGCTTTAAACTTTTTAAATCCAGTTTGTTCTGTATTCATGATTTATTTTCCTAAGTGAGGTACTTAAATTAAGCAGTTTACTGACTTGCTTAGGTCACTAAATTTTAAAACCATCTAAGGAAAGATAAATTTTACTGGCATAGATGCAACCTTATCCTTA